TTGTGTTGGTATGGTTGCCAGTCTGAATCGAGTACGGCTTGTCTTGCACCACAAAGGTCATTGGCCAGGTTGATCAAGCTGTAGATGCTTTGTAATGCACCTGATTGATAATAGTCCACCAAGCGGCCAGCTTGACCCTTATTGGCATACTTGATGACTTGACTAATATCCCAAGGATCGTTGGCTGCTTTAATCAGCTTACGGGCAGTGACTTCACCTATGCCCGGACAACCGGGTATATTGTCAGATGAATCGCCTTGTAAGGCCCGACATAGCAGGTAATGCTCCAGCGGCACGCCGATGTAACCCTCAAAATTATGGATGTCGATGACGGTGTCCTGTTTTGTACCCGGCTTGAGGACATTAACTGACAGGCTGATACATTGCAACAAGTCGGCATCACCGCTCACGACTAATGCTTGTTGCACCATATGGCTGGCGTGATAGACAAGATCATCTGCCTCAATACCCTTACGCTTGATCTGCATCACACCCAGATACGGCAATATCTCAGACAATTCACGCATCTGATCCAAGAAGCCAAGGTACTCTGGATCAACCTCATGGTGCCGATTGGCTTTGTAACCCGGCCAAATCGCCTTGCGATAATTTGGTACGCCATAGTCCCAAGCAATGATAATCGCCTCCGGCCTGTATTGATTCGCATAAGCCATTAGCATGCGCACGCATCCATACAGAACAGAGGTATCCTTGCCCTTGAATGACAAATTGTAAGCATGTCGAGCACGGTGCGCCAGGTGATTGCCATCAACCACGAGCGTGCTCATTCCACTTCATCCTCTTCAATTTCGAAACGATAACCAGCATGTTCGAGGAGCAATTGGCGTATGGCTTGATCATTCTCAATGACAATCTTAGGCCACCCAGGGCGTTGGAAGCGCACATCTTGCCCATTGATTGAGATAGTCTGCCACGCCCCAGATACAGTAATCAAGCCTGCTGTTTTAAGCCATTCAAATAATGCCCCTGGTTCATCTATCCCACTACCAAATAGAATTGGAAATACACACCGCCCGAATGGCGGGGCACACTTGTTTTTGGTCACCAACGCCCTGACATTTATCCCAGTAACAACCTTTTCTGGTGTCGCAATTTTACCCGCCCCACTCAACTCGATACGTACTGTCGCATAATACCCAATCGCACGTCCGCCGGTTGTAGACTTCTCCTCACCAAACATAACACCGATGTTCTCGCGTGTTTGGTTGATTAACACCATGGCAATCCGCTTCTTGGATATGAGATTGGGCAACATGCGGCCCATCTGACTCATCAAGCGGGCTGTCTCAGCCATACCGCGTGTATTCAAGCCCTCTTTCTTGACCCGTTCTAACTCTGCTTTGGATGATGTACCAGCCACACTATCCCAGACAATCGTCATCAAGCCTTTGGGATCAATTTGATCTTTGATTTCAACTAAACTGGTGATAATCTCCCAACACTCTTCCACAGTCTCTGGTGTACTATATATCAATTCCTTGCGATTGATGCCTATAGCCGCAGATACATCATCTGATAAGGCCACTTCTGTATCCAATAGGACGCTAACTCCGCCCATGAGTTGGCATTGCCTCAGAAATTGCTCACCCAGAACCGACTTGCCGGTTGAGTTGTCACCATATATTTCAATCATCCTGCCGATTGGTGCGCCGCCACCCATGATAATATCGAGCGGCAAGCAACCTGTTGGTACGAATTCAGTAACCTTGGATAAGACATGCACATCATCGGCTGCCATGACATTGTCTTTGCTTGGATTGAACTTACTTAGGATGGTCAATGCTTTGGGTATAATTGGGGTTGTCATTCACCTTTTCCTTGCCAAGAATTTCCAACATGTAACCAAATTTCTTCATTCAAGCTGACTGGTATAGCAACTTTCGGACCGCCATCACGCAGCGCCTTTTCCTTGCACTGCCAGCAGAACTTGTCCTCTGTCTCACCCAATGACAATCCGCTTGTATACATCCCATAGTAGGTATGCCAATCATAACGCTTGATATGGGGGCGATTGCTGGGAATATACAATTCTGGTGAAGTCCAATCCACTTGCCAATACCGGCCACAAGTCACCTGATGTTCAATTTCAGGAATTATTTCAGCCTTGAGTTTATGGTAGGACACGCCCATCAAGCGTATCCAGCCAATGTCTGGCACTTTTTGCAATACCTTGATATGTTGGGTTAAGTCTAATTCACCATTCAGCCAGTGATCATCATCCATTTGCATTAGCAAGTCGTAACTGTAACTGGCAGCATCGATGAGTAGATTGAGATTTGCCCCTAAACCTGTATTACTACCCATCAACATACGTGGCCCTTTGATTGGCGTGATTGAGAACATAACCTTATTGTACTTGGCCAAGTTGAGGGCTGCTTCATAAGTGCCATCAGCACCATCTACACCAATGAAAATATGTAATGGAATGGCTACTTTCAAGTTCCATTTGAGGCGATAGATTGTTTCAAGTATGATGTCCAACCGATTATAGGTTGGTATGAGGACAGCCACACCCATTCCCATGATAATCACCTCACACGTTTGAAACTGCGTATAGAATCCACAATAGGCAGCTCTGCCCAATCGCCTGGTTGGGTTGGTTACCAGTCTTGTACAACAATATTAACTTCAGGGCAAACCTTGTGCGGCTTGCGAGGTTCACCCCAATCATAGCAATCATGAAAGGCCACTATACCACCAACTGGTAACCAACCCAACCAGGCCAAATCCCGCTCGATACCTTTCTGAGTATGATTACCATCAATGAAAAGTAGGTCAATTGGACTGGGTTGGACTGTTGCCCAATCAGTATTCCATTCCAGTGCGAGTGCACCGCTGTCTTGTTGATAGACAACATCACAACAATCTATCGCCTCTGGCAATGCCGGTGCAGTGTCAATATCCACACCAAATATGGCTGCAGTAGGATTGCCTGCACGCAAGCAGACCACGCTTGCTCCAAACTCGACACCGATATTGACAATCACACCCTTTGGCGGTACTTGTGAAGCCAACCCAATCAATAGTCTGCGTTCATGGGTAGTCAACCAACCTTTGGCTGCTAATGCCTCAGATATACTTGGCATGATAATCCCTACCTGTACAAATCCCTGCCAGCAACATCACCACTGATTTTGACATCAGCACCACTTATATTCACGCCGCCAGATACACCTTCAATAATTACTCCATCACCAATGGCATATTGCTGGTCACAATAGGCACAATGGAATGCAATCTTGACAATACCGCGTTTGACATGATACCCATCTACACCGAAATAGCCTTCACAACTCTTGCACATGATTTCTAGCATTGTAGTAGCTCCAATTCTATACAGCAGAGCAGGCTACCAATAGTCTGTAGCCTGCTCTGCTTACAACCTCACTATCTGCGTGAGGTGGTCAATGCGGCTGCGCGTTGCTGGCGCTGGGCCAAGCGTGCTGCAATCGCACTCGATGCCGTTGCCTTCACCGGCTCTTCTTCCTCTTCAATTTCCTCTTCTTCCTCAACCGGCTCTGGTTCCACGCGCTTTGGGGCAGGCTTGGCAGCCAATGCCGACTTAGCTGCGGCGGCAGGTGTCGGCTTGACAACTTCCTTCACCGGCTCTGCCTCGATGTTGAAGTAGATATTGACGCCACTCTTGAGCATCAATTCATCATATGACAAAAGTCCTTTGGTGGCATCGGCCTCAAGATCAGTCGCATCAGCCAACCACTTCTCAATCTCGTCTGGCAGGCCCAAAGGTGACGGTTGCCGCATGCATTGTACTTGATAGCGTGTATCATTCTTGCCTTCACCTGTGCGATCAATTTTGATGTCGAAGCCCTGCTCCGGATCGCTGATGTCACCGTAATCGGGGTCACTGACCAAAGCAGCCCAGGCTTGGAAGATACTCACACCAGGACAGTAAATCTGCACACCGCTATCAGGCTTACCTCTGTCGATGATATTGACGTTGAATGAGCGGTTGACATTGAATTGTTTGGCCGCATCCTTCTCGCCACTCTTCCACAGCTCATCCTGCACCTCACAGATTGGGCAAGGCAGCTGGCCATCGGTACTGATTCGAGGGCAACCGAAGTGATTGTCACCGATGTAATGGACGCCAGCTTCCTTGAAGAAGAAGCCCATTGTGCCAATTGGCGGCAGGATGCGAATGACGCTACGCCCGACTGGCGGTTTCCAATATTTTCCGCCACCCAAATTCAAACTCTGGACTTTGGCCAACAAGGCGGCATATTTGTTGGCCGTGGCAGCCACGGGTGCTGCTTTGCGAGGCATTACGACTGGCATTTGTGATTCTCCTTTGATGTAATGATAGTTGACTTACTAAACCGGCTTAGAAAGGTGTAGCAGATTTGACAGCAGTCAGGGCTGCTTTGGTGTTGTTAATCAGCATGCCGGTCTGCCCGGCTTCCATACGCAAGTGCGCCCCAAGACTGATCAACATCTGGGCACGTTGATCCATGCTGGCTACAACTGCCTTGAGAATAAGGTGCTGTTGGCGGTAGAATAACTCTTGCTCCACCGCTTGTTGATACCGCACAGACACCTCAACCATCGACTTAATGCCCGCTTCTGTAACCTTGTTGCCACTAGCCGCCACCGATTTGCGTATGGCCATATCCTCTTCAGCAAACGTGCGATCAAGATTACGCTTGCTGTCCAACCATTCACCCTCTGCTTGGGCTTGCAGGATGCCAACATATGCAAACAAGCCTGCTTGGTCAGCAAACTCGCGGCTGAGCTGCTGGTCATCGAGCGGCACGTAATCATCGAGGTTGAGTACGATGACTTGCTCACCCAATTGAATCTCCAACTCACCTAACACTGGAACTTTTGATGCCATGACAATCCTCCTAAGATTTTGGTGTGCGATATTCTTCTAGGCAACCATAGTGATGCCCATACTCCAAATCGGCCTTGAGTGGTACGCTGAACCAAGTGAAATCCAAGCCAGGAAAATAGATTGGCCCGTACTTATCAGTAATATGTTCCATCACATCCCTGACTACTGCTGCCGTCTCATGTAATTCGCCGGGGTAAATGTCCAACATAACGCTATCATGGACTGTATTCATCGGTCTGGACAGTGCGCCTGCGCTATGTAACAAGTCATCAATGACAATCATAGCGCATAAGACTACATCAGCCGCTGGCGATTGGACAGGATGATTCATTGCCTCGCGTTCTGAGCGATGGCGCTTGGCCTCATCTTTGTCATTGATGTATGGGAAGTAGCGCCTGCGCCCAAATTTACTATCCAAGTAACCGTGCTTGCGGGCATAGTTAAGACAATCCTGATTGAATGCCCGCACTTCTGGAAACATGGCGTAATACGTCGCAACCAACCGCTTGGCCTCATCCTCTGGTATACCGTACAAGCGCATGAGTGTCCACCAACTTCCGCCAAACAAGAGTGTCCAGTTGACCCACTTGGCGTGATAGCGTAAGCTGATCATAGCCTCATCTGTCTTGCGCTTTGACAATACTTCATCCAGTGGGATATTATACAATTTGCTGGTGACTACGCTGTGAACGTCTATCCCGCTGGCAAACGCTTCTTTCATACCATGACAATCTGACAAGCTGGCCATCGTGCGCAATTCCATACCACTCTGGTCAGCCACCAGTATGCAGCCCTCTTCACCATCATATTGGGCCTGCAACAGTTCATCATAGTCGAGTTTTGCCACTAAGCTTTTACGTTTATGTTCATATGTAAACAAATTCTTGATTGGCAAGACTGCCAATAATGTACCCGGCTCTTTCTCCGGGGTGGGGATGTTCTGGCTATTGGGTTCTTTGGACGCTAAGCGGCCAGAGACAGTACCATCCTGTACAAAAGTCTGATGCACCTTGCCATCCCTGCCGCGCCAAGTATAGACAGGCTTGATATAGGTGCTGAGCATATGATCCAACATATCCCAGATATGCATTTCTTGTAATAAAGGTTGACTGGCAGCATATTGCTTGATACTATCCCACCTGGTGCTGGCCATACCAGTCTCAGTTTTCTCTGTGGCGGTCAAGCCCAGATACTTCTTGTCAAATAATATCTCCCGCATTTGAATGGGGCTGTTGGGATTGAAAGCAAATTGATTCTTGAGCGGCTGGCCTTTCTTACCCAAGCGTGGTTTACCGCGCACGCTTACGTATTTCTGGACAACCGGCATAGTGGCTAGTTGCTCCAAGTGGGCCGCACATGCGGTCTGGTATACCTTGGCGTAACGATCAACCATGTATTCATCTACAACCAGGCCATGCGCCTCTGTGCGTGCCAACGTCGTAACAGATTGCAGCATGAGTTCCTGATACACTGGTAATTGGTGGGGCTCAAGCTCTGTCAACAAGACATCATGCAATTCGAGTGTGGCCACGGCATCCAAGGCTGCATACTCTGCCATCAACTCGACTGGCACCAAGGAGTTGTCGCCACCTTTGGCTGGGTTGGACTCAGGGTGTTGAGCATGATAATCCGCAAGCGGCTGATTGTAGGCATACATACCTAACTTGCGCCCAGCCAGCTCTTTCAGACCATGCCGCCCTGGTACACTATCAATCACATAAGATAAGACAAGCGCATCGCCGGTGATATTGACAATCTCAAAGCCCCATTCAGCCAGGCAAACTTGGATGTCATACTTGCCATTGTGCATCACCTTACCAATCGACTCATCTGTCAATAGCTTCTTGACCCATGACAATACAGACTTGTCGTGAATGTCGCAGGCCCAAGCCCGATGCTGACCCCGCTTATTCTTGGCTGCGAAGCTGACCATAATAGGATGCGTGCCTGCTACAAACGGCTTGACACCCTTATCAGATTCTGTATCGAAGGAGCACTCACCAGCAGTCTTGATAAAATCATACATACTGATGGCTGAGGTTGTCTTGTCATCCACCCAAAACAGTTCATATTGTTCTGAAACATCGCCGGACACGGCTTGTTTATCAGCGCCGGAAATGAAATTGAATATCTTGTCAAAATCACCAAGCCACGCCATCAACTCGGCATTGTTGCGTGAAATGTAGGATGGATGATATGTGGGTATGAATGTATGCCCGTCACGCTCCAACAGTGCGCCGTGCCAGTTTGAGATACCTGTCTCACCTAGCACCGACTTGAGTGGCACGTTGCCCAACGGTACGATCAGACGCGGTTGGTATTGCTCGATTTCAGCCTTGAGAAGAGGTTGGCAGTAAGTGATCTGACGGGCTGTGGGGGTGGCATTCTCTGGTGGGCGACAACGCACAGCATTAGTGTACATGACATGATAATGTAACAGGCCACTAGCTTGTATCACGTCAC